CGTATCGAAGTCATCATCCTCGTAGTCATAATTGGACATAGGTCCTTCTCCCATTCTTGTTAGATTGACGCAAGCCTCACATTCACCTTGGGGAAAGTGGTGTGGCTCTTGCTACTGGTTTTAATCTCACTCCAACGGACCAGTCGTCCCGTTGGCAGGCTTGTTATTTAGAAAGCGCCAGCACGTTCCCGTGATATCGCACTTGATGAAGCACCAGTCTGACCACTAAAAGTAGCCTTCTCTAGTCCTGCAATCTTTTGACGTTTAGTGCGTGCTTCTGTCTGTCCAGCAAGTCCAAAGACTTCTTGTTCTGCTGTTGTCTGGTTATATGCATCTTCTCCATAAATTGAAGCAAGTTGTGAACCACGTTGTAATCCACCTGCAATAGTTCCAAATCCTTGCTGTGCTTGCGCCTTGGTAATACCAGCAGCGCCTAGTTCTTCTGCACGTGCCATACCAGTTTGTAGTCCTGATTGGATTGCAGCGCCACCAATTTCAGCAGCAGTAACCTTACGCTTAATCTGTTCGATAGCGTTCGTTGGATCTAGTACATAAGCCAAGATATCTCCATTAGAGATACCTGGATAAAATTCTTTGAGTGCCTTAGCAACTTCTGGGTTAGAGTTAAGTACACGATTCTGTGCTGTCTGAATGCGGTCTTCTAGTTCTACTGCAGATACATCTCCTGCTAGGAACTTCTCGAATCCACTCTGGATACCCATTTCACCCTTTGTGTAATAGGACTCAGGCATACCATATCGACGCATTACATCCTGATACTGGTCTTCAGTACCGATGTACTCAGCCTCAGATAGTGCACGTAGACCCTTAGCCACACGCTGTGCGTTTGCAGCAAAGCGCTTCTTGTAGGCATCTGTTTCACGTAGGCGAAGTGTAAACTCTGATGGAGATACACCCTCTTCGATTAAAGACTTTAATGGGGTTACTAGTGCCTCAAGTCCATAGTTCTTAAACTCTGATAGCAATAGGTCATATGCTGAACGACGCTCTGCTTTGTTCTGATCTGCGATGAGTTTTGCTTGAGTGCCAGTCTCACGTAAGTTTACTTCGTAATCTACAAATGCTGCTTGGTCTGTAAATGTCTGACCATCTGATGCAGTGTATACCTTAGTACCAGCACCACCATCTGTGCCAGCACCTTCATCAAACTGGAAACCAGTATCACCAGATACAGCATTGCTTGCATTAACGTTAAAGTTTAATGGACGTATCTTGCGATACTCACCTTGACCACCAGCGCCAGTGCGTACAAACTGAACCTTAAACCCAGCGGCTTGTTCTTCAGGAGTAAGTTCAATAGGTGCAGCAAAAGCCTTGTAGCCCTCTGTTACTCGCCTATTAAAATCAGCATTAGATTCATTAGCCAACTTCTTAAATGTTGCTGGGTTATCTTTGCCTGCTTCAATTTGCTCTTCGCTTAGTTCAAGAGTTTCTGCAGCATCTTTAAGTGCCTGGTCAATATCTTCCTGCTTGACTTTGCTTGTATCATTAGGTTCACCAAAGACTCGTCCTGCTGCTTCACCTGAATCAATTTGCATAAGTTCTGGATTATATCTAGCCATTATTACCCCTGGAATCCGAAGTCACGTAGGACCTTAAGTACTGAATCTGATGCTTCAGTGCGAGCATTGTCTGTGTACTGCCAACGTGGATCCTTGCGAAGAACTCGTTGGAAATCATAGAGAGACATTTCCTTCTCTGGTCCAATTGCAGAACGCAATGTTCCATCATTAAGGTTAATAGAATCAGGTGCTACTTCTAGCACAGCAGCCATAAGGTTCTTGTATGGTGCATAGATGTTTGCCAGATCAAGACCCTGGTCTAGTAGGTTTGCTACCTTATCTGGTAGACCTAACTTAGCCTGGCTTCTGATTGTATTCTGGAATGTCTCTACTGACTCACCTACTGCTAGGCGTTGCATCCAGTTATTGATTTGATCTTTGAATGTAGTATCTAAATCAAAGCCGTTAGCACGTGCTGTTGCACGCAACTTTGTTAGGTCTGCGCCTACTGATCCACCTAGTTGAGTACCAGGCTTGTACGAGATAAGTGCAGCCAATTCACGATTGATGATATTTACATCTTTATCATTGGCTGAGTCGTACATCTTCTTAACAAAAGCATCAAGGCGCTTTGGATCCATAGTTCCAGTAAGACCTGATGCAGTTGCTTCGATGAATGCCTTAGCAGATGCAAGACCACGAGCATAACCAGATGTTGTATTTAACTGACCAATCTTAGAAAGAATTGCATCTTTCTTTTCTTGTGTATCAGCCATTTCCAACTGCTTGTTGTACTTGTCAAGAGTTTCGTTGTATTCTCTGCGTTGTGCATCACGAGCACGATATGTGCTAGCGTTGCGAATAGCCCATTCAGATGCATTAAGACGACGGAGAAACTCTGATTCTTCCATATCGTCTTTAGCAGTTGCTGGATCACCAACAGCGTCAATAAGAATCTGCTTGAGTTCTGGGTCATACAAGAAGATAGAATCTACATTGTCGTATTTAGAACGAGCAAGAGCATAGATAGCATTGATGTCTTCATTGCCAGTAGCAGTCTTAGTGCCAGTAACGGTACGAGCACTTGCTTTTCTGATGCCTTCTAAGGTTGTTGTATCGACTACATCTTCTTGAGCAAATGCTGTAGTTGATGGGGTCTTAACTGGCTTAGCATCAGGCTTTACTTGTTGGTTAACTGCTGGAGTTGTTACTTTTGGCTTGGCTGCTGCTGCCTTAGATGCAGCAGTTTCAGCAGCAGGAGTAACTGCAGTACCAGTAGTCATTTGGACATTACCCATTGGACCAGTCTTTGCTGCTGCTGCAGGCTTTACCTTAATTTCAGGAAATGTTTCTTCAACCTTTGGAGCAATAGAATTAAACTTGTCAGTCAAATCTTTTTGATCGGACTTTAGTTGAGTTGTGTCTTCTCCACGAGCCTCAGCCTTAGCAATTGCTATTTGCTTTTCTTTTATTTTTGTTTGAAGATTGCTATAATCTTTTGCTGTCTTTTCTAACTTCTTTGCTTTTGCAAGTTCATCAAAGATTGTTTTGATATCTGCATCAAGAGTATTGATTAAACCATTAAGTCTTTTAACCTCAGCATCTGACACGCTTTTGCGGCGTTCTTCTACAAGTTTACGCTTCTCTTTTACTTTAGCGCTGTATTGGTTACTAAGTCTAGTTAACTTAGCGGTGACTGGATTAGCCATTATCCCCTCCCAATAAACTTGTTGAACGCTTCATAAAATCCCATAACGCTACTTGCTCGTGCAGGATCACCCTTAGATACTTCTTCGATAAGGAATGACTCTGGGTCAAACGCAGCCTCAGTTACGATCTGGCGCTGTACTCCACCACCCATATCCTTGTACTCTGTTTTTGCAAGGTTCTTTGGGTTAGCCAATTGCTTTTCGATGTTCTTTGTATACTTGGCAATCTGTGCCTTAGACGCACCGCTACCTGTTAGGTCACGGAATACCTTGTCGATAGTTGCTTCAATTGTGTCAGGGCTATACTTGCGCTGTTGCTGGATTACATTGAATCCACCACCACCGCCACCTCCTGCACCACCATCATCAGCAGTCTGCTTAGATAGAAATGATTCAAGGTTATCTATCGGAGTAGTCTGTTGTGCTGCAGCAGGAAGTGCTGTAAATCGCTCACGTGTGTAAGCATTGAGATCTTCATAGGCATTAAAGTATGCATCTTGTAACTTTAGAGTTGGCTTACCAGTAACATCTCCACGGTAATAGCCAGCAGCCTTTAACTTCTGCGACAAAGCCTTGCGGTAGTCAGCAGTAAATCCTTCAAAGTCTTGTAATAGTTTGTTTCTGTCTGCAAGTAATGGTTCTGTAGCGACAACATCTACGAGAGCGGTACCTTGGTATCGCTTGGTCTTTGCTGTTGTTCCACCTGTGATAATGACTCCTGCTGGTACCTTCTTTGGGTCAAAAGGTATGAATGTCTCTGCCATTAGTCACCAATCAATCTGCTAAATAGAACGCTGTATGTAGATACTGCATTAGGATCTCCTGCTGCAATTTCCTGTAAGCGTAGTTTTAATGATTCTTTGTAGGACTTACGGATTTTAATATCGCGGTCTGAACTTGAGTTGTACTGAGTAGTAGTGATAACTTCATAGTCATCATACTCACGTACCATCTCACGCAAACGGCTGATAGTAGGTCCAGTAAGGTTTGGTTCTTTAATCATCTCACGTAGATCAGCAAATGCTGCATCACGCTTGATGGTGTTTTCTGCTGCACTAGCAAACTCCATACGAAGTAGTGGACGTGCTGCTAGGAATTCCTTAAACCAGGCTTGCCAGTTGTCATTAACAATAGAACGCTCACGATCTGTAAAGGAGTTCGTTAATGCTTCATCACGAATAGCCTTTTGTGAGTAGTAGACCTGCTCATCCTTGGCTACTGATACTTCCTTCAGGTAATCACCGATCAACTTCTTTTGGCGATATCCTTCATTCATCAATGTCTGGTAAGCATCGTAGGTAAACTCGCCAGTGTTTGGAATCAAGAATGCTGAACCCTGTGGGTATCTCTTAACCAAACCACGGTTATCTTCTACCCACTTTGATGCTGCATTACTGGACTGGAAGTATGGCAATACCTGTGGATCTGACTCATTAACAGTAAATGGAATCTGATTAGGGAAGTACTTCACCCAATCTGCCATTGCCTCACCATATGGATCCTCAGATCCCTGCTCAGCGTACTTGTTAATCAGTTTGTTCCAGGTCTGCTTGAAGTTAACGTTGCCGTTATCTCGTGCCCACTCAGCCATATCTGATTTTAGAGATACAGATGGGCTTGCTGGAGCAAAGAATCCTGCTACGAAACGAACACCAAGAATACTTTGAACACTTGCTTCTAGTGATTCTTGATACGCCTTTATTTCACCTGGAGATGCACCTGCACCTGGTGTTCTTCCTGCCGCTTCAAGATATGTTACAGCCTTGCGAAATGCTGATGCGTATTGGGATTCACGTTCATCCTTATTCATAGTGGCAAGTAATCTATTTACGTGTGCTGGAAGCAATGCGTTAATAAACGGTTGATCTTGTCCAATAGGTCCAAGTGTTGCACGCTCTACTGTTCCTAGTTCCTTACCAATACGAGCAACAATTGCGTTCTCTGATTTAGCAAGGCTTGGTACTAGAGAATAGATGGTGTTTAGCGGTAATGCCGCTAATGGACCAGAGAATGTTGGCATCCAAGACTCAGGATCAAAGGATGGTGTAAGCATCTTTAACTTTGCACTGAACTCTAGCGGTAGCGGTGCTACGAACTTGTCTCCAAGACCAAATACATCTAGTGCTTTCTTCATTGCACCGTAGACTGGAGCCAATCCAGGGTAAACGAAGTACGCTTCTCCCTGGTCATCCTTTTGTACGAACCCAGAATGGCTTACGCCTTCATAAGTTAGCGCCGCTTTCTGTATAGCCTCTGGGTTATACTTAGCAGTACGGTATAAACGACGATAAAAGTCTTCAGTTGCACGATAGAAACGAGCAAAGTTACGTGCAGACCACGCTAACTGTGTGCGAAGTGCAGGGTTATCTACAAATGCAAGGGTAGATTCCAGTGCAAGTTCCTCAGATATGCGTACAATCTGCGACTTTGCTGCATCTGTTGCTGCTTCAAGGGCTACAGGATCTGTAATTCCCTTGGTGTACAGGTTAATTAAGTCTTCTGCGTAGCCACCAGGTGCGTTAAGGTCATCGTAGTAGCGAACTGCAGCGTTAACCACCAATGGTTCACGTGAGAAACGTGCGTTTGATTCACCTAACCAGGTCCATCCACGCTTAGATAAGTCAGTAAGGATATTCTTACTTTCCATTACTGGCATAAATGCAGGTCCTGCTACAGATGCTGGAAGATCTGCAATGTTTGTTGGCAGGTCTTCTAGGTTAAAGTCTTCTAAATCTATGTAAGCGTTACCTTGGTCATCTACTTTACGAATCTTACCTAATAATTCCATATTAACAGACTTGCCATCTTGACGACTGAAGAGATTCTTTAGATCATCATAGATTGCTGCAGCGTGCTGCTGTGGTGTGTAGCCTTCTTTTGAATATCGAATAAAAGTTGATAGTTCGTCACCGAATGATTGGATATATGGTGCTAACTGATCAACAAATTCTTGCTGTGTAATCTTATCGTCAAAGAGTTGGATAGCACGTCCACCGATATCATCGGTTCCACGTGTAATGATGTTCCAACCCCAGGCAAGTTTACCTTGGTCATCAATAAGAGACTTTTGTGTAAAGCCACTGCCACCGATTGGACGCATTGCTCTGTTGTTATATGTAAGAGCAACAGTCTTTCCGTTACGATCTGCAGTTACTGCTGCACGTGATGATGCGTTAAGACCGCTAACAGCATTAGATGCACCTTCACCTGCTCCGCGCAGGAGTGTTTCTAAATTTCCATACTTAACAAAGTCTTTAATATGTGATGGCAGTTTCTCGATAATGTCTGCATTAGCAACATCATCAATCTTAGAACCTAGTAGTGCCTCTGCCATAATAATACGGCGTTGCTCTAATCTTTGACGTGGAGTTAAACCACGATAAGTAGCAACTTCTTCTTTGGTAAGAATTCCACGTTTGACAAGATCATCAATAGCACCTACTTCACCGTCAACTGCCTTAAGGCGAGTTCTGAAATACTCTTGATCCTTACGCTTTACAATGCGGTTAACCATACCTAGGTCTTGTCCAGAGCCTAAGCGAATCTTAGTTGCTGTGCGACGTGAACGAGCAGTCTTAAGAATTGACTGACCATTAAGAATACCCATTGTGTAATCTTCAATAGCGTTACGTACTGGGAAACGAGGACCTGCGATAGTTCCAAATGTCCAAGCATCAACTATGCGCTCAGCACCTTCTTTGTACTGCATACCTAATACACGACTTAGGAAAGACTCACGTCCTGCAAAGCGCTGCATATCACGCAAACCAATAACACGAGAAACATTAGATGTTTGTGCAAAGTACAATGCGCTATCAAAGCCGTCAACCTCTGATGGAATAGAACCATCTGCTGAACGTGCAGAATATGTAGCACCTGTAAAAAGTTCATCTGAGATTGCGCCAAGTAATCTGCGTCCACCCTCAGTCTTATCTAATCCGATAAGGTTTCCAACTGTTGATTGGATACCCTTCATCATTACTTTACGTTGACCAATATCTGCTGATGCATAGATTTCGGTAAATGCTCTAGCGTGGTATGAACCTAAAGCCATACGTGCGTAGCGGAAGAAATCCTGTGTTGCTGTCTTTGATGAATGGTCAAAGGCTTCATCATCTATCAGGGAAGCAATAGGTGTGAACTTGGCTTTGATGCGATCAATACGATTAGCAAAGTACTCTGGAGTAAACTTCTTAATGTTCTGACGGCCTTCAATAATTCTCTGTGCAAAATCTGCACCTGCTTCTACTGGAGATAGTGTCTCAGTACCTACGACAGCCTGAAGCAATGCTGCATCATCTGTTAATTCCATTGTTTCGATAAGAGCGCGAGAATCTTTATCAAGATCAAATACACGTCGTCCAGTAGTTAATGCAAGTACTCGTGCCTTACGTGCAGTTGTCATACGTGGTGCTAACTTGATACGAGCACCAGCCTGACCATAAAGCATAGTCTCAACCTTTGAGGCATCTGATAGGAAAGCCTTAGCAGTATCTAGATCCCACTTACCACCAAACTCCTTTTCGCCAAAAGACTTGAAGGTAACAATAAAATCATCTTTTAGTTCTGGTAAAAGGTCGTTAAGTGCAGTACGTGCTGCAATAATATCCTCATTTACTCCTGAGTTCTTTGCAGAAACATACTTTGTAAAAAGATCTGTGTAATCTGTCCACAGATTCTGTACATTCTTTGTACCAAAGATATCTGTAGTATCAAAATACTTAGATACCTTTTCAGCGCTGCCAAGTTTTGCAGTTGCTGCATACTTTCCAGTAATCTTAAGAGCCTGTGACCCACCAAGATAAATCTTGCGTGCCTTGCCTAATGCAAGTGTTGGATCCATAAAGATTCGGTAGGTCGCATCTGTTGCACCTGAGATCCAAGAATATAGTGGACCCTTACCCTCTAAATCTTTAGGCAGAAATAGGTTTGCTAACTGACGGCCTGGAGAATACTTAGCAGCATTTACCTCTGCAAGTGCATCACGAAGTAGCGGATCAATAATGTCGCCTGTTTCGCTTTGCTGTGCTTGAGCAGCAATCTTCTTTTCTTCTTCATTTTGTGCTTCTGCAAAGATAACTTCTGGAGCAACACCTGCAGCAATGCGCTTGGCTACGTTTACACGTGCTGCACCATAGCGAGATGTTGCAGTGTTAATGCGATCTTGGATGAATACGTTCTCACCATCACGACCTGCCTTACCCCAGGCATCACCAAAGTTAACGTTCTCAGTTACTGAGATAGCACCAGCACGATAGATGCGAGTCATTGTATCTGATGCATAATCTAATACATCAAACAAAGTCTTTGCTGCTTGCTTGTAAGGACTAAATGCATAGTGAGCAGCAGTTTCCAACCAAGAGCGACTAGGTTCATCTGTGTCTGGTTTGTTAGTACCAGTCAGTGCTACTAATGATTGCTTCTTGTTGTCAGGCATTTTGTTAAATGCATCGTATGCGTACTCTTTAGGAAGATCTGATAAGCGTTGATGCATAGATAGCGCTGATGCAAGACCATCGATTTGACGAGTCTGTGACGGATTAAGACCTGCACGAAATGCAGCCTGCGATAAGTTAGAGTTCTTTGGCGTTTCTGCCATTACAGACCTCTGGATACGGCTTGCTGATAAAGGATTGCTATTTCACCATCTGTGTCGTATGGAAGCATCTGAGAAAGAATGTCAGATAGTTTTTCTGACTGTGTTGCATAACCCATTACCTCTGGTCCTGGGCCTGGTCCTACTGCTACACCTGAAGTGATTGGCTCGTTAGGACGTTCTGTTGGTGCATATAATTCTGTGACAGGTGGTTGTTGTGCAGCCTGTGCTGCAGCCTGAACTTGACCTGTAGGTAAGCCGCGAACATCTGGTGTTCTAGCGGTAGGTGCTCCTGCTATTTGTTCTTGCATAGCCTTACGGTCACCATAATTTTGTGATGCTGGTAGATCTGTACGAACGGAGAATTTACCAGGACCTGATACGCCCCTGATTGGGTTATCTGCCATCGGTTTCCTCCTGTATCTTTTCTAAATCATTTGTAAATTGTTCCCAAGCCTTGTTGACTTTGGAGTTTCTATTAGCATTGTAAATTGCTATTTCCATAATTTCTTCTGTAAAAGTTTGTACGGAACTTGCAAGATTATGCACAAGACCTGCAACGGTAACTAAGAAGTCGGCGAAATGTACTGGACGCGGAACATCGTTATTATTTTTATCCACGCCCAGTACCTTTCATTAGAATTATGTTATCCCTTTTTTACCGCATTGCCGCGACGACCTGCTGGCATCATTGATGGTACTACCTTGCCACCTGCTGGCTTGGAAGTATCCTTCTTGCCTTCGACTGGCTTTGACATTGGTGCTGTTGCACGTGATCCTTTGTTCATATTTACACCCCCTCTTTATGCTGCCCCGCCGATGGCGGCTAGTAGGTTTGCTATATCTGGACGTTGAGCAGCAGCGGGTGCGCCTCCTGGTTGTTCTGGAGTTGGCTGCGAGGCAGGGGCAGGGAGTGCTCCCGCTGCTGGAACTTGAGGTGCACCTTGCATTAGGTCTGGTGCTACTGGCATCTCTGGCGCTTCTTGTGGCGCAAATGCCTTACCAATAATAGTTTCTAGTTGGAGTCCCTTTTGGCGACCTTGAATAACTTCTGCAATGCGGGTAATGATCTGCGAAGGATCCTGACCTTGCGCTGCAAGGGCTGGAATGGCTTGAGCATACTGAGCAACAGCCACCCGCAAAGAATCGCGCATTTCTTCGATATCAACACGTTGTTCCTCCTGCGTTACATTTAACTCCATTGGAATCTCACGACGTACATAGTCACGAGATACGAGTTTGTCTGAACGCATTTGTAGTAAAGCAATGATGGCACGGTTTGGATCCATACCAGACATAATGCCGTAGCGAACATCTACACCGTAGTTACCATCAATCTGCTTTGATGGGATGTACTTCATATTAAACGGAGTACCGTCGTCTACACCCTTGATTTCCTTCTGCATAGAACCAAAGATTTTCTCATCTACTTCAAAGCAAAGAGAAGCAAGGTCTGTAAACATACGAGCAAACTGTGCTTGTGCTGACTTGATTTGTGTATCAAAGCCTGCTTGTAGCGCTTGTACTCCGCGACCTGTAACGATAGATGCATCGATATTACCTGAGCGTACTTCTGGGTAACGAGAACCTAAACGTAGTTCACGCTCTAGTACACCTGACTCTGTGAAGACTCCAGGTGGTAGTTCCAATGGAACACGGCGGATACCTTGTGGATTAGCAGAACGCATAATCGCATCAGGGCCAAGAGCAAGTTCTTGCACATCTTGTGGGATAGCAATAGGTGCTTGGATAGACTTTTCTGCTGCTTGGATCTGCAATACTGCAAAGCGAGCACGAGCAAGTTGAACTGATAGAACATCATCAAACTGTCCACGTGCTTCACCATCGATAGATGAGCGCATAGCAACGTATGCCATACACTTACCGATAGGGTTTGGAATGTTTGAGAGTACTAGGTTCTTACGCTCTGGGATAAAGATTAGATCTTGGTCTTTGTCGTGGTAGCGAACTAGTGAGACATAAGGTGAGCCAGGAGAATAAACATTCTTTGGCATAATCTGGTCATAGAACTCTGGGTACTGCATTGCAAGTGTTTCAGCATCAGTTGCCATTACCTGCGTGAGCGAGACGGTGCGACCAAATCTATCAATTTCAGGATAAGTACCAAAAGGATTAAGCAAACGTATTCTCGGATTGTTGGTTTCATAATCCATCTCCACAATTCCTGGCAACATACCGTAAGTATTAAACCAGTCAGCACCAGTATACATTTGAATTTGTAGTTCAGATGCACTGATGTAATGGTTGACAATACGAGTACGTGTATCTGCAGCCTTGCGTGCTGAGTCTGAAACCATATTGGTTGCAGCGCAGTTAAACGATGGCAGTGGTGCCATCGCTTCTGCAAGGTCGCGTGCTGCTACGTCAATAAAGTTAGCAACTAGAGGCTTTGGATATTCCTCTGAAAACATTGCAGGGTAAACCTTGCTAATGTCTCCCTGACGTACAGAGAGCACATCACGCATTCTCTGGTCACGTGCGGAGTAGCGCGTTTGTAGGCGACTAACCTTGGCTACTACCTCTTTAGTTGATAACAATTGTTTTCCTTACTTCTTCTTTTTTCTTGCTGCTTCTGCAGCGTCCATCTTCTTATTCCACACAATTACTTCAGATGTATACTTTGGCTTTTCCTTAAAGAAATCTTTAACCTTTGAAGCATTAGAAGGACCAGTTTTCTTAGGTGTGGTTTTCTTCTTAGCACTAGGTCCAAAAGACACTAGACCAGCACCTGATTTTTTAGGATTACTGGTTGCAGTTTTCTTTACGGTAGGTGCATTAGATGTCATACCTGCAAATGTTTTTTTGGTTGTTTTAGCCATTAGTAATCCTTAAGTTGTTTAGTAAATTGTTTTCTTAGGCTTTACTGGCACAGCAAAAACTCCACCAATACGCTTGCTTTCCAAAGGTGCTCTCTTTGCAACCTTTGGACTAGCCGCTGCTTTCTTTGCTGCAGTTGCCACTCTCTTTGGAGCAGATGCTGCAAGTGCAGAGTTAGCCAGCAGTCTCCTTGGACCAGGTGCTGCATTTGTAACTCTTGGCATTAGTTTTTTTGTACCAGGCTTAGCACCTTGAATCTTAGGCATTGGATTCTTAGTGCCTTTTGCTGGTGCGCGAGGACCTGTAAGTTTCTTAACTGCAGGAACATTCTTCTTTGGCATTAGTTTCCCCTTATCGATTCACATTGCTGCGACCGCTACCGCCGCCGCCACCCATACCAAAACCTCCACGAAGACCTCCGCCACCGACGCTTTGGCGTGCTGCCTTGGCTGCTGCTGCACGTTTTGCTTTTCCTTCGGCCTTTGCTTTCGTTGATACTTCTTTGAATTTACGTTCTGCTTCTGCTTTTGCTTTGTTTACTGCTTTGGTTTGAGCAGCGCTTGGCTTATTGCCAAACTTTGTTTGATCTACATCAAAGCCAGCACGTCTTAATGCATCTTGACCTGCTGCTCTAACAGCGTATCGGCGATTTTCTGCAATAGACCTTTGAAGATTCTTCTTATCTACCCTTGCTTTTTCTTTTGCCTTTGCGCGAGCAGCAGGAGTTCTATCTTGAGCCCTCTCCATTATTGCTCGCTTTTCAGTTAAAGTCTGTGTTAACGGCTTTGACCCAGGCTTAAGAACCTTTACGTTTGATGATACTTTCTTAACTACTGTTGCAGTCATCGCGCCCTTGCGAGCAGCATCTGCAGACTTTGCTACTGTCTTTTTCTTTAGTGCCATTTGCTATCTCCTTATTAGATGAATGTACGATCTTTCTCGGCGAGCAATTCATCTATATTGATAACTGTTCGCTTGCCTATCTCACTACGAGACAGGAATGGATTTTTCATATGGTGGGTCTTGTGCATACCTTGGTTGAGCATCTCGCGTGCGCGGATCTCACAGAACCAAAGAGCCATCACCATATCTGTTTTGCCTTTGGTCGTAGGCGACCAGGTGATTAGTTGCTCGATGAGCGCCTTAATGTTTTCAGTTTGGTCAGAAGGTAAATGAATAAGGTTGTCTCTGTGGTGCTTACCATCGTGTTGCTTGGTCCCAAACAAAGTTGACATTGATGCAACACCAAAGCCTGAGTCCCACTTGTTGGATCCAGTATGGTGTTCCCGCAGTAGCACTCCTCTGGAGGCCAGGTTCTGACGGATTCCCTCATCTTGCGTAAGGAATGATTGGAAAGCATTCTTTTCTACAATCCACTCGGTAGGCTGGTAGAGCGCAGTCCAGTCAAAGATTATCTGACGGATTGCAGCAGGCGTAGGACGAGTAATCTTAATAGCATCAACGATATAGCGTTTATGACTAACCCGATCAATAGCGTAACAAACGACGGCTGTATCACCAACCATAGCGGGATCAAGACCACAAATAATTGAAAAGCCACTAAGGTCACGCGGATGGCCTGGGTGACCAGGAACCAAGCGACCTGCTTTACGCATACCATCTATAGAACCTCGCACACATACTGGGTCAAAGATTGCATCATCTGATATATCCTGCTGCTGGTAAACCAGCGCCCAGGTAGATGCATCCATTGCTTGTCGTTCATTGTAAAGGTTACGACCATTCCATCTAGGGTATAGTCCATCCTCATTCAAATCTGATTCTGTCTGTCCATCAAAAGGAGCATCAGATGCTGGCCACAAGGTAACCCACTTATCGGGGTCTTCGTGTGTTTCTAGTAATGCTGGCATAGCCAAGTACTTCCACGGGACCAGTCCACCAGGGTAGCGGTCTTCGGAGCGTAGTTCTTTGTAGAGATCAATTGCTGTAACGCGGGTACCAATAATGATTAACTTACCAGTAGGGTTAAGACGAGAGCGCACATCCTGAGTTAACCAGCGAATTTGTTTCTCAAACTCGTTAGCGTTCTTTAAGGTAATAGCGTCATCGACAATAATCATATCTGCACGCTTACCGTAGATCTGACCACCGATACCGACGGCTTCGATGTTTGGATCCTTTTCAGATGACTCACGGAGTTCATCACCAAAGGTCACGCGGGTTGCTTGCCAGGAAGCGGTCTTAGAGTTAAACCCTACGCCAGCAGCGTAAGCCTGTTGCAGTGCTTCATAGTTAGGATGAGTCAGGCGTTGCTTGATGGCGTAGAGAAAGTCGGCTGCTAGTTGCTGAGTCTGAGAGACAATCAGCACACGAAAGTTAGGATTCTGACATACCTGCCAGGTAACGTAGTCAATAGTGACCGTCATCGACTTGGCGTGGTTGGGCGGGATATTGATAAGGATACGGTTACTAGCCAGCCCTGGTTCGTACTTCATACTGGGATGTAGCCAGCCAGGTTCCCTACCCTCGATTACATCTATGAGGTTTTGCTGATGAGCAAAGGTCTTAGAGTGTAGGTAGCGTTCACGGAACTGGGCAAAGGTTAAGTCGTGGACATCGGATGAGGCAAAGTTCTTATCCTTTAACCCTAGCCGTGTTCGGTCCATCTTGTCTGCAAAGACCTTATCGGTCCTGCGGTAGTACTCGTAGGTCTTATAGGATTTACCAGATGCAGCCGTGGCTGCCTCGATGGTTAGACCTTCTGCTACACCTGAAAGGATCAGACGCTTGGCGATGTCACTGGACTTCTCCGTCATCTGCTCTCCTCTAATAAAGCGCCGAAGGCGCGAAAAAAATTTTTTATACGAGGGGCGTAGCCCTCGAACGGAATCACAGATTCCTTTACTAGGGGAAGTATCTCTATACTGGAGATAGTCCTATCCCCACTAAAAGCGGTGCCGTGCACCGCACCATTCGGGCTTAACGCCCGAGCAAGCCACAGCGCAGCGAGGGGTAAGTTGGTGCTCGTCCTAGGGGGACTCGCGTAGTGCCAACGTAGCGAGTAACGGTCGTAAAACTAGTACTGGTTCGTTTTACTCCCTACTATATATAAGGCAGGAAAAATAACCGATTTCCCGTCTACGGTATATTTTATTTACGTTTTGTGACTAAGGTCACATAGAATATGTGTACAAAATAGGACATTTCCAGGGGATCTCACTTTAGCGTATATTTTTTGTTGGGGTGTATATGTACTGCCGCCGTCAAACTTAACACACGGGGGTCTGCTTTAGATGACCAGTCAAGACCAGACAAGACAAAGCCTGACCATACCTGACTGCTTATGCCCTGACTAGTCAGAAATAGATGGCCTGCTCCCCCCTCGGCGGGTGTACATACATAACTAATCTGTCCATTTATAAACATCATCTCAACAGTTAGACAGTTGCGCCCTATCTGTCTACCTTGTTTCCTTCCTTAATCTACGGGCAGACCTTCCCCTTCTTGATTACTCAATAGCGACAAGGCCAAGCCCTAAGTTACTAGGCTTCCCTCTTCGGTAACTTATGCACTCTTTGAATTGTCGATAAAGAGACAAGATACGACACAGAAAAAAGATTCCGCCCTCTTGTGTATACGGTAGACACCCGCACTCTTTTGCCCCTAGAATAGGAACATCAAAGAGCGAAGGGCTCTTAGATATAGTTGAAAGTTCAACTATTAACGAAGGGAAAAAACAGTGCTAGACACTAACAATTCAACATTCAACAAGGAAATAACAAGAGCATTAATCAAAGAGATGAAGGCCCGCGGATTAAGTGAAAAGGCCGCCGCATACGTCTGCTCTAACTATGACTTCACCTCTTACCTTTTGGAGGGCTCACTCTCACACTTAGAGAAGCAAATCTACGAAGTAGAAACAGCGGCGGGCTTCTAATGAAAAACCAAACCTTCACAATTCGTTTGCAAGTACGCGAGGGATACGACACACCAAACACAACAGCGGAAGAGGTGGAAATCTATCTCAAAGACCTCTTGCAGAAAGCGGTTTTGCCCGCCCTTAACCTTGATCTTGTTCCCCTATCCCTAGAAGTAAAGAAAGCGAGAAAGTAAATGAACAAAGGCGCACTTATTGAAGCGTTAGCGGTAGCCCGTGACCATTTCGATTTTGAAGGCGAACACATCAAGGCACAAGCGATACGCGATTACATCGACACATTGAAGGGTTCTAATTAAATGAAACTAACATCCAAGGAACTAATACTCATCACCTCATCCCTCGAAGCCGACACCCTAGGCAATTGGGGAGACGGGCGCGGGGATGAGATTAAGGCGCTATTGAAGAAGATTAATAAGGAAAGGCGCCGCCTAGTGGTAGAGAAGGTCTACACGGCACAATAGAACACCGCCCCCGCGCTATAGGCTAGAGACTCACACTCTCACGGGGGCACAAGGTAAGGGGCAACACCGCCCCGCCTTAGGCTCAGGAAGGGGCTTAGAATGGCAGTTTACTACGTATCAAACGAAAATGGCGATTGGTGGACGATTGACACCGCGACCGCACAAGGCGACACCCTATTCATTATCAAGGAGGAAGACTTAGCGCGAGCCGTGGCGGATAAGAATCCAAACGAGAAGGAGATTGATATCGATTCAATCGATAAGTTAGAAAATGTTATCCGTGAATATGGCAAAGCCCAGACCGTGGAGGTAATGTGATGCAAACAACAATAGAAGAAGTTCGCTCATTAGTGGCGACGCTTGAGAAGTTAATCGAACCACTATTCGAGGGCGAAGTGGTGGAGGATGCGCCTTATGAATCTATGAAGCGCCCGCACTTAGTACTACAAGAAGGAAGCAAGACATACGGGCGAGCCTGGCGCGTCCACTTTACGGGCGGTAGTAAGTACGGCTCAGGGCACTGGGAGCCACGCGGATTTAGCGACTACCTAGGCGGAAGCAAAGCGGAAGCAGCCCATACCCTACGCAAACTAATTGCGGGCATTCACACAGGGCTATTGATTGCAGAGAAGAAGGAGGTCAAGGCGTGAAGTTACAAGAGGTAGACACGATTCAAGACCTGAAGGAATGGGTCGAAGAGAATATGCCAGGGGCACGGCTCACGGTGGACAGTATGGGAGACGTGGTTATCCACACAGGGCTGCACTCTACTATGGGAGGATACTTACACGAAAGGGAAGAAGATGACTGACTATTGCGAAGATTGCGGTCAGGTTATGTGGCTATGTATATGTGAGAAGGAGGACGTGGCGTGATGGATGATGCAATAGTCCTGTGGGGCTTACTGTTAGTATATGGAATTCCAATTGTCACCGTGGCATATTGGATGGAGAAGATGATGCACAAGGGAGAAGATGATGAATGAGCAGGAGAAGATGGCGCAGTTCGTGTTTACCGTGGTGATTGCACCCGCTAACAAGCAGTACGACGTGGAACTGTGGGACTTTGCAGGTGATGAACCTAAGCAACTCTCAACAGGTGGAGGCAGCAACTGGCGCACGGCGCTAGGTGAGGCGCTATCAAAGATCGAATTACCAATAGACAAGGTGGAGAAGACCATCAATGATGTAATCAAGGAAGGTGTGGAAGATGAAGCGCTATGAGATAACAATATCCAAGGTAATGCACAGGACTATTGATGAGTTTGATACAGAAGGAGAAGCCCGCGCCTATGCTATCGCCAAGCGTGATGAACATATCTTGGAAGACTACAAGGTGGAATACTTCTATGAACTAACGGAGGTTTCTAATGTCTGAGCCTACGGTAGACTACTGGCGTGCAAAGGCAGAGTTATGTCGTGACCTTGCACTAGCACAGATTATAGATGGTGATGAGAAGATGGAGAAGGAGGCAGGTATGAACCTAATGCGTATGACCTATGCTCTGTCTATGGTAGATGCATTCAACGAAGGAGGAGAAGATGACTGAGGATAACGTGGTGGGCTTTCACCCAAAGAATAAACTGGTAAACTTCTACGAGATAGCAACGGCAGAAGGCAACGCAGTATGGGGCGGGGAGGATCCGCATAGCGCAGTGCAGTGGCTACGCCAATCACCACTCAACTCACGCCTATTGGTGTCCTGCTGGGAAGCAGGGGAAGAGGATGCGCGATTGATAATCGAACCCATTGACATCACAAAGATTGTCTTTGCAGTAATGGCAGGTGCACAATGAATCTAGTAATAGGGGTAGCGATAGTGATGCTGATAGCCTATGTTCTAATTGTATGGGAGGATAAGACAAACAATGGAGGCGGAAAATAAAAGATTGCGCGGTGCTGCTAACCAAGCAGTGCGCCAACGTAACTACAGAAGGGCAAGAGACCGTGCGTTAGTACGCCTTGCTCATCTATACCCTGATACCTATAAGCAGTTGCTCGAAATGGAGAAGAAGACAGATGAACAAGAAGGTAAAACGTGGCTTGACCTTAGCGGTAATACTGTCCCTGTTGTTGGTGTTCGTATCCGCACAGCAGACGGACGAGGTGCACCTGTCCTCAAAGAAGACATACATAGAAGCACGGACGAAGGCAACGATGGAGGAGAAGCGTGAGAACAAATCACTTGCAGTTAGTTACGCACGAGCACTCGGTTACAATCAAGACCAAATCAGATGTCTCGTCACCTTATGGACCCGTGAATCCCGCTTCGACCACCTTGCTCGCCCAAGAGACGCTTCGGGCAAACCAAGAAGCACGGCTTACGGAATTGCTCAACTCCTTAGAGAACGTAGTGGACAACCTGAACTACAAATCCTTCACGGTCTACGATACCTTGAACATCGCTATGGAAAATCTGCGTGTCGCGCTCTCCAACATAGCAACAGAGTCGGCTGGTACTGATACACTATAAGTGCATCCTCCTTTCGGGCGACTAAGAACCTCACCGCAAACCCTTCCTGCGGTGGGGTTCTTTGCTATCCACCCGTAGAGTAGAAGCCTTTGCCCTTAAATGTAATAGAAGGGGAATCCCACTTGCGTATCATAGGTATGTGGCAATCAAAGCAAGATGGTTCACGTGGTTCTTCGTGGATGCTACGTTCCACTGTTAGTTCTGCCTTGCACTCAGTGCAGCGATAGTCGTACTGCATCAGCCCAACTCCTTCTCAATTGCTCGGATGGTTGGGCAGGGATAGATGTGAGCGCACCAACACATAAATTCTTCTTTGGTTGGTACCCAATCTGGTATCGGACTTGGTGTATGTAATTCCACTACTGCACTAAGAGCAAAATGAATATCTAAATGGTCGCATCCAGCGTTGCGCTTTTCCCATAACTTCATAATCAATTCATCGTGTGTCATTGGTAAGGCGACTCCCCTCCCATAAAGTTAAGTATCTTACGTAATGCATTGGAACATCTGCGATCAGCAGTAGAGATAGCACACTCTGTTGCCTCACTTAACTGTTGCAGTGTGTAGTTCTCGTGGTATCGAAGGCGCAAGATGTTCTTCTCATCTTCATCTAGTAGTTCATAAGACTTCTTGATGTCAATCAGTGTGGCTAACAGGTTGCCACCTTCTGCGGGTGCAGCAGGCTTACGTGGTGTGCCATCATTGACTAGGTTCTGTGCCTGTTCAATGGCGGTCTCATTGACCACGCTTGCGATAACATATGGTAACAACTGTGCAATGGTAGTTACATCATAGAAGGACTCATCATTGGTCTGGTATCCAGACCTAGTAGCCTTCTCCTTGCGGGCATAGCGTTCAAGTCCACGTCGCATCTGAAATGCAATACGCTTCTGATTGATAAGGCGTTTAGTATCATCTTCTTCTGCAAGTAACCCATTGAAATAGGACACACGTGTCATCAACCAAGCGTATGCTTCTTGCGTGAGATCAGCACGATCTACATACTTACGATAGCGACGGTGCACAGTGGTGACCACACTAGGCACAAGGTCAGCAAGTATTGGGTGTGGATCAGTCACAATCAGGTTCCAAAACTTCAGGCCATACGCCATCTAGTACCATCATTGCGATGGCAGAGTAGTTGAGTAAGTCTAAGAATGAATCACGCAAGGACTCATTGCTTGGCTTAACGCCAGAGTCAATCAAGTTATTGATGCGTGCTATCTTGTCCCACATACGTACACGCAGACCATTAAGTGGTCCACCTGGTGAGTGAGCAATGTTCTTTGGGCCGTAGTCGTGATGCTTACGTACCAGTAGGTTACCTGCTTGATCCATAATACGCCAGACATCAGCAATGAAAGCATCATTTACCTTATCGGTGTAGGGCGCAAGAGTATTGTCTCTGTTTCCAAATTCACTTCTAGGATCTGGAAGCCCATATGCTGCAAAGTCTGTACCATCGTGGCCCAGTCGCTCTCGGTCATTGTCATACATCAAACGCCTCCAAATAATTTCAACGCCTCATCTTTACCGTGTGTAAGGTAGAAGTCATTGATGTCCATTGATGCAGGCAATGATACTATACGTGAGTTCATTACCTCTTGTGACACACGACGAGAGAACTCTGCCCCTGGGTTAGTGCCATCCTCTTTGATGTCATTATCGCCTACAACATAGACGGTATCGTAACCAGTAAACAACTTAACAAAGTGTGGCTTCCAAGCCTGCACTCCAGGCACACCGACAGCAGGTATGCCAATCAAACCTGATACAACTACTGCATCTAACTCACCTTCACATACTACGATGGTGGATGAATCAATAGTTACATCAGCAACATTAAACAGATGACCCTTCTGCCCTGTAGGTGCACCATACTTAGGCTTACCATCATCTAACCTACGAAACTTAACGCCAACGCACATACCTAACGCAGTCAGGTAAGGTATAGAAAGCCAGCCAGCGTGGTGTTCGTGACCATTGATAGGGTCAGTGACTAGTCCTAATGAATACTGTTCGGCAATGCCTTTAGATATCCCACGTCCTTCGAGGTAGGCCAGTGCCTTTTCGTCCAGGCTTTTGCTGTAATGTGTGACCGCTTCCAGCAGCGATTTCGATTGCTCTTTTGAGTGCATCCTTAAACTCCAAGTTCTCTATGATACCGACAACATTTACTGCGTTGCCACCCTTTCCACAGGTGTGACAAAAGAATAGGTTGTCATAGGTATTGATGACAGCACTACGCCTTTTGTCTGGGTGGATGCAGCACCTAACAGATGCGCTCCTACCTTCTCTTACTTCTCCACCGTAGTGAAGAACGATTGCTCCTATGGGGATTGTGTTTGCATCAACGGGACCTTTGTACCTGCCCGCTTTACGTACCCTGGACCAGTCTTGTGTTGACATACACACCCCTTGTCGTCGCACTTATTGTGATACTTAGCAGCACGTTTGTATTCGGCTACAGAATTTTCTACGCCTGCATCCATACAGTTATTACAAATCATTAGAACTCCTTCAACTCTGTTACTGGTACACGCCATCCACCGATGGCTTCATCCCTGTACTGGGACTTTGCATACTCTTCAGGGTTGCACCAGCCATAGACTTCAACCTGTGAATAGTAATCTTCATCAAGAATCTTTGTGCCTACTATGATCTTGCCGTTATCCTTATTCCAAAATGGAATTGAATCACGTGTGCGTACCGTACGTACCTCAAAGTTGTTACCCACGTCAGGCAACTTAGCCCGACGAGGATGTAGTTCATTGGGATACCACGGTACATTCCAAGAGGTATCAGTAAGAGATGCAACCGCCCACTCAGAGACGTTGGCTCGGACATTGGCAAGAAGTTCGTGCTCTAAGTAGCCGTTCTTCTTACCCTCTGCGTAGTTAGGTCGATCTACTGACCCATACTTAGCAAGCCAACGCTCTGTTGCAAGCATTGTGCAGACTCTTATTTCATCCCTGCTCAGGTTTACTATCATCATCTACTTTCTCAAAGGATTCTATAAGATCTAAATACTTCAGACGTGCTCTAGGTCTTTCCGTTTTCCAGTCTTCACCTTCAAAAAAGATTGCTATTAGATATTCTGAATTAGAGGTATGGTTATTGAAAGTATCGTAAGCATCATAAACAGAACCTGTTGCTTTACTCTTCCACTTTGCCATCTGTGTCCTCTTCTTCAGTAGTTGAATCTTCAACCACTTCTTCTACTACTGGTACTAGTATTTCTGATGTTGTGATTTCTCCGCCTGGTACTGGCATTACTGTTTCTCCTTTAGCCATTGAGTTAAGTCTTGGATTACCCAAGCCTGATCGATTGATGCGTTGCGACGCTTAACTACAACATAAGACAGAGGGACTTCCCCGATACCTCGTGCCTTTGCGTAGTTAAGCGCCTCAACTTGTGCTTCTCTCCAGAACTCAGGCAGGGAAAGGGTCTGCCTGTTCTTGAGTTCAAGGATGTAGGTTTCTCCAGATATGATAACAACCATATCCCCTTCATCCTTTGCCCCAGCCTTAGTCAAACGTTCTGCCATAACTCCCGCATTGCGTAGCCATTTCATAACATCTGTCTCAAACTGAGAACCTTTACGTCCGTTCTTGTTAGCCATCAGACTCGCAAGTATGCTCTGCCTTGTGCATCTTGATCTCCAATCTGACAGGAAGCAAAGTTAACAAATAGTGTAGCCCATTGTGATGCATCTGCTGTGTGAGGACCGAAGCGATTCTTCACTGCAGCAACCCGCAACATCCCTTGTCCTGGATCATAGCCTAATGTAAGTATCAGTGCTGGTAACTGACTGACCTTACCGTGGATAGCACGTCGTGGTGGTGGCATCATCGGGGATCCATACTCACTCTGCTCTGATACGTGATGAAGTACTAAGACACAAGCCTCTGTCTTGCGTGCCATATCGTGCAACTCCATCATAATTGCACGTAGCCCTGCCCATTCGTTGTCTGTTTCGGCTGCAACATTCATTAAGTTATCGATGATAATTAACTCAGGTGCTATGCCAAAGAGTTCAACGTAGGCTTTGATTTCTAATTCAATGTCATCTAGTGATGGACTTGAATCAAACACCCATTGTATGTGCGACATCTTAGATAGATGGTCAGCGTAGTAGTCAGGTTTGTAATCCATATTGGTTTCAACTGTTAACTGTGTGTGTCCTGAGATCTGCGCTGCAGATCGCATCAACACCGTAGCAGTATCAGTATCTGCGGAAAAGAAAAGTGTTGGTACCTTTGCCTTGATTGCATAGACAAGAGCAAACATACTCTTGCCAGCATTAGGTGCAGCAGCAACCATACATACTTGCCCTCGTCTAAACTTGATGGACTGAGCAGACAACCCAGTCCATACATCAGGCAGTGGCACAGCCTTAATAGTGCTAGTGCCTAGCGCCCTCTTTAGATTAAGCAACTTCCTCATCCCCTCCAAGATTTATTCTGCGAACTCTTCTTACTGCTAGGCGTTCACGTGGTGACAAACCACCCCATATACCGAAATGTTCTTTGTAGATTCCCCACTCAGCGCATTCGATCTTATGAGTACAAGCCTTGCAGATTGATTTCGCATACTGACTTTCACCAAGACTTACTGTTCCCTCTTTGTCAGGGAACCAGAAATCTCCACCTATCTGTGCACATAGCGGGTTCTCGTACTCACGAGGTTCCCGCATTGAATTATCGCAAGAAGATAGGGTCGCACTTATCTGCTGCACCCTTTGGTGCAGAACACATCCACGCTTTCCACGGTCCACGTGCTGATGTTCCAGTACGGAAGGTCATATTGCCGTGCTTACAGGTAGGTGCCTGTCCTTCTGTAACTACTGGAGCAGGTGCTGCAACTGGTGTTGCCCCAAATGATTCTGCAACTGATGCAACTGTTGGTGCTGGTGTACCACGTAGTGATCCATTAACAGAGTTAATCAATGACGATACATCCTGCACACTAGCAAGTAGTGCTTCTAATTCTGCTTGATTGTCTGCGTAAACATTAACGAGTACGCCATCCTTACCATAGTTGACTTGGATCTTTGTTGTTGCATTTGCAGCCATTTACTTTCCTCCAGTTTGTTTGATTTGTAACCGCTGTGATTCATTACCAAACTTCTTAGGTACAAACCCAAGTAGTTTTTCTACCTCTTCACTGTCAATACTTTCACGACCCTTGACAGTTGTCCAACTGACTTCTACTCCACTGGGTGTTGTACCTAGTAGTCCTTCAAAAGAAGTCTTCAAAGAATCTTGGTGTTTTTCTAACTCTTTAATCTGCGCTGCTAACTGTAGATACAACAGTGCATTCCTGTCAATATCAGCATCATCAATGACTACATCACTGACTGCCGTATGTTCTTTTTTTATACCAACGCATCCCATCTGCCCACTTGCGTCATAGAATTTGCAGTAGTGTTGACAGTAACTACTATCTCGTTCTGGATCTGGTGCCTCTGTTGCAGTTTTGATTGCTGCTAACCAATTCAATGCTTGCAGTGCAACTGTCTCATCATAATCTTCTGTGTGCACCTTGACATCTCGCTCATCACCATCACGTGCAATGGCAACCAGTGATACACGCTTTACATCGTAGCCATTCTTTGCTAGTAGGTAGCCGTATGTCTGCACCTGCCAGCGCTGCTGTGTTGATGGGAAGTAAGAAAGGTTCTTCACCTTGCTTGTCTTCCAGTCAATAACATCTCCAGTACCAGGTACGAAGCAGTCGATGTGTGCCTTCATACCGTTGTACTCAACAGATGTTTCAATCATTACATCAGGGTTATCTGCTAGTGCTCGCTCAATCTCTGCGTGAATAGCAGTACCCATAATCGCAGCGAGTTTCATCTCGTTCTCATTAGTTTCAGGTTGATCGTTTAATCTGTACCAAACCTTACGACGACAGCCACCTAACTCTGATGGTCCTATCTGTACCTGTGTAGAACGTGAACGCTTTGCATCACCTGCACGTAGTGCAGTAAGTAATAGTTCCTTTGGGTCAGTCATTTACATCCTTTCCTGGACCACTAACTGTATGGGCTTACCAGTATTAGAGTCAAGGACCGAAGCAATCTCTACTGCTTTACGGGCGTGTCTCTTTGCATAGGCTAACTCCATATCAGGTTTGCAGATTGAATACAGATAGCCAAGAGCAAGTTGACCCCCACTACCAATGCCGTACGCTCCGTGATTTGCTTGGAAAAAAGAGAGATCACAAGCAATACGAAAGATATTGCCGTTAAAAGCAATGAGATAATCGAAGCCACCATCTTTGTCCACCTTGTTGTAGTCGTAGTTGTTGTCGGTAAATGCTTGGTTGATACTGGGTATAATCTTCTTACCCATAAATTGTGCTGGCTCTTCGCCACGATACACGGGTGGCTTCCAGTTGTAAGCAAGGATATCACCTGGTCGTGTATCACCTGAGATACCGATGAGATACTTACCAACCTCAACGATCTTAGGTGTACTGGTTGCTAACGTTACGAGATTGTCTTCTGTAATCTGTGAATCTGCCACGAGTACGGCGTAATCAATACCCTCTAACGCTGCGATTGTTGTCATACTGGAATCATACTACACATCGGCGTGTCGTCGCGTTAGCGACACTACTGGTTACTACAATATGAGCCGTGAGGCGAATAAAACAGGGTGCCCCGAGGGGGCACGATGGTGCAGTACTGACTTTGCGGTTCCGTCTACCAAGGCTGCCAAAATTCAGGGCTAAACTACCAGAGAAATTTGGTACTGACCTGCGAGGCTTAGGTCCAGTACACGTCTGTCCTTGTGGATCACAAGTCTTTAGTGTGATGGCCTCCTTTGAAGATCACGAACTGGTCTGGTACTTCCTTGATGGTACCTGTGTTAACTGTGGCAACATCGTAACTGTCCCTTGTCCAGTAGATAAAGATGAATCACAAACTCTCTGAGATAAACGAAGAAGAACGCACAGGATTGTGCACAGTTTGTGGTCCCACCAGAATAAAGATGCGGGACAAATCAAAACCAATATCAGGTAGATACAGGTGCAATACCGTATACAAAGTTAACCAAATGAAACTGCGTTCCCCTTACCACGCATACCGTAAGGACTACTGCGAACAGTGTGACTTCAAGCCAGTACATATCAGTCAGTTAGATGTAGACCACATAGACGGTGACCGCTTTAACAATGACCAGTCAAATCTGCAGACACTATGTGCTAACTGCCACAGACTCAAGACTCATCTGGCAGATGATTACAACTCAGGCATCAATTAGTTTTATGGCATAAAAAAAGAAGCCCCTCCGAAGAGGGGCCTCTTTCTGCCTCGCGCTAGTGGATTACTTAGATCCACGTCCAAAATCTGTAGCCTTTGGATCCAATGCCTTAAGCAGTGGACCTGCAACTGCAGCAAGTGCTGCTGATGCTAGGGCTTTTGGATCTGTTACACCTGCAAGGTATAAAGCGATTACTGATGCGATACCAGCACGTAGGTACGTTGCTGCCATTGCCTTTAACTTGTTCTTATCCATTGTTACTCCTTTGGACTTGTTGGTTCTTTCTTCTTTGGTAGTGGCTTAACTGCAGCCTTTACCTTTGCGACAACTTTTGGTGTTCCCAACCAAGGGAACCACGGGGAAGTGTCGTCTCCACATCCTTCTTTGATGGAGATGTGAAGATGCTTGTTGTGCTTATTGGAACCTGTGTATTCACGGTCCCCTTCTTTAGCACGATCTGCTGACCAGATCTTGCCCTGGAAAATTAAATACTTAACACGCTTGTCTGCCTTGAGTTGCTGAAATAAATTAAAGCAATCAATGCCACCCAACTTATCGTGGGTTAGGTCTACACCGAATCCAGTATTGTGATCTGAATTAGGATTCTGATGGATGTGTTCCTTGCTTGGTAGCAACCCATCTGAGGCTTTCTTCCGAAAA